CCATTGAAATTTGCTAGAGCAGCAGGGGCTATAATGACATATGAATATAAAAGTGAAAAGCCAAAGAAACAAGTAAAAGAAATGATTAAAGTTTTATGGCCTGAAAGAAAAACATTTTTAAAAATACCTTTCGGTTACAAATTCAACACAAAAGATAGATGTGTTGTTTGTGGTACTCACAAGGTTTGGGATATGTCCGACCCTATGAGGCCACCTATACCTTTACACAAAGTAAAGAAAGGTTATCCAATGAGAGGTACTTATTGCGATAAACACGCAGGTTTGCATAGACAGTATGAAATGTTAGAGCAACAGATAATAGCAGATGAACATGGTTTAGAGTTCAACCAGTACATTCCTAAGCCTAAAGTGCCTAAGATGTTACAATCTGCACCGCTAACTTCATTAAGGCAATCTGATATAGAGTCATTGTCTGAGATAGGGTGGATGATAAGACCCCCTAAAATGTTGAATGAAACCAACGAAGACGAATTATTTAGATTAACAATAGAAAGTCATGCAATCAATAAAAGAGTAATTGAACTAATGACTAAAGGCACACAAGTAGTGCAACAAGAAATACAGGAAATAGAGGTGGAATAAAATGGGAGTGTTTGGAACAAGTAATACATCATTAGCAAACCAAATCACCGCACAAGGGGCGGCTGATTTTAAGGCAGTAAATAACCTGCTAACATTACAAGAAAACCATGTAGAAGAATTCTTTACCTATCACGGAATAGAATTCATTACTGCATTTGAGAAACTACTAGAAGATGTAACTACTAGAGTAGTAGCACAAATGTTACCTAAATTGAAGTTTATTAATAATACAAATGGCGATTTAGAA